TGCGCTATTTTCTTCAATGTGCTTTGGATTAGGGTTGAGGTAGGGAATGACGCTGCGGATTTAGAGTCAGCTCGTCAGAAAGCAATTAAAGCAGTGAACGAGGGGGCAAAAGATGAGGACTTGGACAAAGCAGACGATGAAATGCGTAGGGCGTTTGATCGTTTGCATCGTGGCAATCGGGGTCGTGTCTAGCTGTGGGGTGCAAACACCCAATCCACTTGGTTGTCTTCAGCTTAGTCGTGGCGATGCTTATTGCCGTCGGCTGTTTACTGACGAAACCGTTTCAAAACCAAAGCAAGTTTGGGACAGAGAGAAAATTGGAACAATATGTTATTCGCCCTCAGACGTTGGAAAATTAATTACATTCATTGAAGAGGTCTGCCAGCGTGGTCAGAATTGTGTCGGCGATTGGGAGCAGAGATTAGAATCATCATTAGATAACATGGGGATTAAACGAAAATGAAAAAGGCATTTCAGTGGATCAGAGACAGGCTTTTACCACGCAATCGTAACCTTGCAGTCCTGACTGTGGCAGCGACTCAAATCGGTGTAAAAGAGTGGGGCGAAGGAACTAATCCTAAGGTCGAAGAATATTTGGACTATGGAAACAGCGAGCACAATAAAAACTCTGGCCTTCGAGATGAGGTCCCCTGGTGCGCTGGCTATGTCGCCTGGTGCTTAGAACAGGCTGGAATGACATCCACAAACAGCCTTATGGCTAGATCTTATGAGCGTTGGGGTGTCTCGAGCAGACATGCACCGCTCCCTGGTGACATTGTGACTTTCTATAGGGGCATTCCGTCACGGGGCTTTGGTCATGTTGGGTTCTTTTTAAAGTATGACAAAGAGGGCCGAGTGCTGGTTTTAGGCGGCAATCAAAACAATGCGGTGAACGTGACTAGCTATTCGACTAGCAAAATGACTGACATTAGACGCAGCAGCAAGGCTAAGGGCTATAATGGCACCCAAATAGATGAGCTTAACCTGTTGGTCGATAAGATCTTAAGCGGTGTAAAGGTGAGCCCAGAAGGTTCAGTCACATAAAATATGTATTTTGAGATAGAGACGGAAAAGCACGTGTGGGCCGTTGTGTACGACAAGGCCAGAAGAGACGATGGGTCTCTCTTTTTCCCGTCGAGGCTCTCTGAGGGGTTTTTAGCTGAAACCAGGAAAGTTCAAGGGCCATACATTTATGCTAACCAGTATCAAAACGAAATCATTCCAGGCGACGCTCAAGACTTTAAAGACGCATGGATTAAGTATTACGACCACATTCCAAAGAATGTTTACACCTTTATCTTTATGGACCCAGCGATTTCTCAGCAAGCAACGGCTGATTTTACGGCTTATGTTGTGGTCCACGTGGATACAAATGGCTATTGGTATCTAGAACAGGCCAAAAGACAGCGAATCAACGCCACTGATACGGTTAAATTGATCTTTGATTTGTGCGCTCAGTACAAACCTATGGCCTTTGGGCTAGAGACTGTGGCCTATCAGAAGGCACTTTTGCACTTTTTAGATGAGGAAATGAAGCGCAGAAAGACAGTTATCCCAGTAACTGGAATAAACCGTGGGCCAGACAAGACCAAAGAGCAAAGGATATTGTCACTTGTGCCACGTTTTGAGTGGGGCCGCATCTTTTTAAACAGACAGCTTGACGACTTCCTAGATGAGTATGCAAAATTTCCACGCTCACGGTATGATGATTTGCTAGACAGTCTAGCCTCGATTGAAGAAATTGCATTTATGCCACAAAACGAAAGGACCAATTATGAGCCAAGAAGTGCCAACGAGTCAGGATATGAAAGCTGGTACATTAGCCAGCTCGGAGAAACCGAAGAGGGGTCGTCCGACTACTAAAAAGCCCGAAGAAACAGCAGAAATTGAGGCAAAACCCGTAGAAACCAAACGAAATGTCATTGAATCAGCTGATCAGATTGATTCTTTGGTCACTGCTGCCATTAATTCAGGCAAAAAAGCCCTTTTAGTGACCGCTGACGTATTAAAGTCTGTTCTTCGTGAACGGTATAAAGACGATGCTTACATGATTTACCGAAATGTTGAGCTACATGACGTAGAAAAACACGCTGAGACGCTTAAAAATGCCAAAATGACCACGAGTCAGAAGGTTTTTGGCCATTCTAAGGTCGGTATTGCTTCAAACCCTGCCCCTCAAGGTAAAGCATAATGGATTTAGAGCTTATCTTTGCATTGTGTACGCTTTTAGTTATGGTAATTTGGAATGTGTATTTATTACAGCAGGTCCAAACGCTTATGAATAAACTCATGAGCCGTAATTATGCAGAGTACGCAATGGCAGAGAAAATAAAGACGTCTCAGCCAGATATTGAAGAGCCATTAGTAGACGATCCCTTTGAAAAGCAGAGGGCTCGAGAAATCAACAGTATGCTAGGGATGGGATAGATGTTCGAAGGTGTCAGAGAGAGATTAGTAGCGGCGGTTACTGGTAAACAAGGCGAGAAACTAGAGTCAGCAAGCGACCAAAGCTCTGCTGAAAAGGCCATCGTAGACTATGTGCGACATCAAGTCGATGAGATCCGAAACTCTGCTAATCGTGTGGTATCAGAGGGCCAGTGGTTAACCAATTCAGCCTACATGCTGGGTTATACGAATCTCTTTTATGACACTTCTTTGAGGATGTTTAGACCAGTTAATAACCCTGGGCGAAATGTTCGGGGCAATCGGGTGGAATTTAATTATATTCTGCCCAACATTCAAAATAGGCTTGCTCGCCTTACAAAGTCCCCCCCACGGTATTCTGTAAGACCAAACTCAACGAGTGATGACGACAGAGAAGCAGCTCGCCTTGGGCTCTACGCCATTAACCAGGTGTGGGACCAGCAAAGAATTAATAAAAAGCGCCTGACCTTGACCATGGCCATGCAGCAATGTGGCCATGCTTTCCTTAAAATCTCTTGGGATCCGTCACTAGGGCCAAAGGTGCAGTTTTTAGACTACGACTCAGACGGAAAAGAAATCATTAAGGCCGTGACCTTAGGTGATATTCGGGTGGATGTTTGCAGTCCCTTTGAAGTGTTCGTAGACCCACTGGCCAAAAGCCATGAAGAGGTCAATTATTTAATTCATGCCAAGATCAGACCGCTTTCTTACTTTCGCACTCAGTACCCAGAGCGTGGGCACTTGGTAAAGGCTGAAGACGTGTGGCTTACAAGTCTCGAGTATGAAAAGCGCATTAATTCGTTTAACGCTCAAGTTGGCACTGGCTCTGGAGTTGGTGGAGCGGTTGAGAATGCAGCCATTGAATTGATGCGTTATGAAAAGCCAAGCTATAAGCACCCCATGGGTCGGCACATTATTTGTGCTAACGGCATTTTGTTAAAAGACGACGACTTGCCAATTGATGAGATTCCTTTTGCTAAGTTCGACGATATTCTTATTGCTGGTAAATACAACTCAGAGTCGGTTATTACGCACTTAAGACCACTCCAAGACCAATACAATCGAAACCTCACAAAGCGTAGCCAGTGGATTAACCGAATGCTGAATGGCAAATATATGGTTGCTCGTGGTTCTGGCCTTAAGCAGTCAGCTCTAAACGACCAATCTGGTGAGGTTGTCGAGTACGATCCAGTGCCTAATGCTCCTCCACCTTCTATCATGGCGGTGCCGTCTATTCCTCAGTACGCTTACAATGAAGACGACTACATTAAAGGCCTAATGAACGAGCTTTGCGGTGTGGGTGAGATTTCAAAAGGTACTTTGCCCAGTGCTGGAATCCCAGCGATTGGGATGCAGTTTCTTCAAGAGATGGACGACACTCGCATTGGAACTATTACAGAGAATAATGAGTATGGATACGCTGACGTTGGTCGGTTTATCTTAAAGTTTATCCACAAGTATTACACTTACCCTAGAACTTTAAAGATTGCTGGCAAAGGCATGGAATATGCCGTGAAATCATTCAAAGGTGACGACTTGAGAGGCAATTTTGACGTAACCGTTGTGAGAGATTCAACTCTGCCTGGCTCTAAGGTTTTAAGACGACAAGAGATCTTAAACTTGCACCAGGGCGGATACCTCGGAGATCCAGCAGACCCACAAGTGCTCGAGAATGTGCTCCAGATGCTTGAATACGGCGATATTGCAGACGTTTGGAAAGATTATTCTCTCGATAAGGCTCAAATCGACGAGCATATCGAAATGATTGAGCGAGGGATTAAGCCGCCAGTGGTTGAGTTCGATAACCATCCGCTATTTATTAAAGAGCTGAACCGTTACAGAAAATCTGAGAAGTTTAAGCGTCTTAGTGATGAATCACAGACTATTTTGCTTGCTGTAATGAACGAGCACTTGGAATTTGCTGTGGATTTAAGCAATCCAGACGCAGAAGACCCATCAATGAGTAAAAACCCAATGATGCAAGAATCAACGGCGGCGCAAGAGGCTGAGGCTGAGCTTTTGGCCGAGGAAATGCCTATGGAAGAAATGCCAGAGGGTCCAATAGTACCTGAGGAGGGAATGTGAAAAGTACGCTTTTAAGTGACGCATTAAAGAAACGAAAGGCCAAAAGCTTTGATACTCAAGGCTTTATCAGAGAGCCTACAAAGGGTCTTGATAGCCCAGATTTAGGGGCTAAAACTGTGGCCGTGCTCGGCGAAGGGGTAAAAGACGAGACATTAATGAAGACGGCCAATAACCGTAGCTCGACTGATGATTTGTCGCCTAGCGCCCAAGAGCTTGAAGTCAAAGGTCATGAAACCAAATCAAAGCCTAAGTCTGAGCCAAAACCCATGAAGCAAATGGACGACTATGAGGACGATTTTGAAGAGGACGATGACGACGATGAGAGTCCAAAAGAAGTCGGCGGCAAGAATGACGACGCCGTATTTGATGAGTCAACGTATGAAAAAGTAAAGAACAGAAAACCAAAATCTATTTACGAGCGCATGCAGTTATCGCTTGGCAAAAAGAAAGGAAAGTAAAAGATGCAACAGCAAGAGACGACACTTTCAGCAGTAGGCGAAAAGGCTGCGACAGAAATCGAGACCAAAGCCTCAGCGCCAGAACAGACAGAGCAGCAGGTTGATGCGGTCACAGGCGAGATTATTGACATAGATGCCCTGCCTAAAGTCCGGTGGAACGGCAAAGAGTACACGCCTGAAGAGCTGAATCGCATGGTTTTAATGCAGAGTGACTACACTCGTAAGACACAAAAACTTGCAGAAGAAAAGAAATTCATGGATAATTTACAATATGATTTAGACAATGTTCGGAGCAATCCAGCGTTGGCTGAGCAATTCAAGAAGGTGTACCCAGAAAAGTACCATGCTTTTCTCAACATTGTTCTGAATAATGCTGCCAAGACCGGACCGGACGAGGATGAATCTGAAGTACAAGGGACGGCTCAGGAGTCTCTGAAAAAGCAGATTGATGCTTTACAGAAAAAACTCGAAAGCTACGACCAGAAGTTTCATGAAGAAAAAGTAGAGGCTGTGAATGCACAGCTCGATGCCATTTTCGCTAAGATGTCGTCTAAGTATGAGTTAGCCGACGAGGATGCGATTGTGAATCGGGCCCAGCGTTTGATTGAGGAAAACAGGGATAACCCTGAGTTTCAGATGACAGACGCCGCGTGGGAGCGACTTTTTCGAGCCGATCATGAAGCAAGAGAGAAGAGATACAGTGAGCGTCAAAAGCGTCTTATTGAATCTCAGGCTAAAGCAGGGAGTAGAGCTTTAGACGGCGGTCCTGGTGGAATGGCACCTGGTAGACCTCAAAAGCGCATGACGCTTGAAGAGGCCACAGAGGCGATGATTCAAGACCTAAGCTAAACGATGCTCCCTTTGTAAACGGAAATTAAAGAGGGGGTCAATTATGGCTAACAGTTTTCAAAACGTGACTTCGGGTCTTGCGGAGTTAAAGAATTATTACCAAGGTCCAA